GGCTGTTTGACTATCCCCCGAAATATCTAGATCGATATATCCGTTCGCCCACATATTGCTCTGCTCAGGGTTTAGTGAGTGCTTATAGGCCGATGCGCTATAGACAGCAAGACGTTTCCCACCATGAATAAATGTTGGGCTCATTTCGCCAACATAATCAGTACTATACGACCAATTACTTGATTCACTTACAAAATAGCTACTTGCGGTGGTTGTGGAAATTGAGCTCACACTGCTGTTATCCGTTGCGATAGTACCGCCCCATCCGCCGACAGATAAAGTGATTGCCCGTCCAAACATGTAACCGTTACTATTGCGGTAAACTGAATAAATTGTGCCGCCATCGTTAGACACCAATGCACCCTGTGGAAAATTAGATGTGGATGTACCTACATGGTCGTCCCTAACAACAGATATCCCATTTGCACTGGTAATATCATAGGGCGTTGCTAGATTTAGGAAGTAATGATGTGCGTAGAAGGTTGTAGAACTATAGGAGATGAGCTGACTAGCATTTGCACCATGACGACCGATGAATACTCTTGTTCCGTCTTCGTTAAACTGAATTTGAGAAATTCCATAACTACGAACAATTCGTTGATAATGGTCGGCATTAGAAGTGCTTATAGTATACCTCCAATCATAAAGTAACTGGCCTGCAATGCGTTGTATTGACTTGTTAACGTCATCGTTGACATACGCCTTTTTAAGACTTGCAGTCGTAGGGTCATACGGTGTCGCAAGAGTATAGATCTCATAATTACCAAACTGTTCTCTATCACCAGAAAACCAAACAACCATTTCCTTGCCACCGGGAAGATAATTGAAGGCCCAATTATGATAATTAGTACCCACTTGTGCGGCGTATGATTGCGTGGGCAGTGTACTTTCTGTAAGCTGTGATGTCCCTAAAAACGACATACCATCCGAAGGGTTGTATGGCGTTGTTAAAGAAAAAGCTCTAATCCCGGCTGTAAATCGACCAAGCCTATATAGTTTAGTACCGTCTTCATTGTAGAGTGTGTAGCCACCATATAAATTGCCAGTGCCACCAAATACGGTGTTAAAATTAGGGGTAGACGAATTGTTGATAAAAAGAGTCTCGCCCGCAACGCTTACGTTAAAATCAGTCTGACCATCAGAAACACTGTTGGCCCCAAGTACAGCCGTTGTCTCTGTCGCTCCATCCGTCGAGTTATATAGGCGAATTGCATCACCTGTCGTAATTGAATTAAGACCTCGTAGAATTTTTACTGATGTAGATGTTTGAGTTTCTTGAGCCAATGCTATAGGCGAAAAACCCTCTTCCATCTTAACGTCTGCTTTAAGCCAATTACTATCTGTGGCCTCTTGCTTGAATGTTTGGCTCACCCATGTGGCGTTATTTGCTGTACTTTTCATTAGAATGACCACCCAGTTGTTGATGAGTTTGAACTAAAATCTGAAATCGTAATTCCCGCATCCGCTGTTAGTGATGCTGAACTTACGCTGATATCCCATGTCGCATCGGCAGAACGGATACTGTTCTCTGTTGCAAACACAGTCATGTAGTAAGTTGTTGTGTTAGAAGGCGAAGGTAACAGCCAAGTAATTGTGCCACTGCTGCGGGTAAACGTCCCGCCAGTTACGGAAATCGTATAAATGTGAGAAGCGTTATAGTTAGAGATCGTCACCGCTGTACTTGAGCCGCCTACGGCTGTTGATGAACCTGAAAGCACTGGCGTTGTAACTTGCGACGAACCTTCCGTCCCCAAGCCTCTCCATGCCCCGTTCTCGTAACCCTCAAAAATTGACAATGTCGTATTATAACGCAGCATACCGTTTGCGGGGGATGCAGGACGTTGTGCAGTTGTGCCTACTGGGATCGTCACCGATTGCCCATTCAACGTAATGTCTGCACTGTCGATCTTTGTGAAATCTATGGCAGCATTTGCATTAATCTCGACGTTAGAGATTGAGCCATCTGTTATTTCGGCTGCGCCTACGTTTGTTACCGCTGCGGGTTGATTACCAATATATGCCATTCTCTAACCCCTTACGATTGCTCTAGGATCGAAACCGTAACGTCTAGGCTTGCAGAAGCACTGCTTGTAACCTTTAAAACATCACCTGTTTCTAAAACTATTTTTTGTTCGCCACCGATAGGAACCAGCGCACCACCTACAGGTACGTTTGCTGCTTTAACTAGGTAGACTGTTGTACCTCCAGAAGTGTCCGTAACTTGGACATCTGTGGTAGCATTGGACCCTGTTATGTTTGAAACAGTTAGTCCAATAACTGTTGCGGTAGTTGATGCAGGAACCGTATATACACTGGTTGTGTTTGTACCTACACCTGCCGTAACCGCATTCTTAAAAACGCTTGCCATTTATGATTTCCTCATCCTAAAGCGATTGCGAGAGCGAGGGCTGTACCTGCCTCATCTACATTCAAATTGGTTCGTGATTGCTCAACATCTGCCACATCAGACAAGTTATTGGCCCCAGACATAAAGCCTTGTGCGGTGAATGCTGCTTGGGTCCATGTCGAACCCGTCCATAAATACAACTGGCCGTCTGATGTGTTGAAGTACAGGCTTCCTGTAGACAGAGTATTTCCAGAGTTATTAACTGTAGGGGCAGCACTCTTTGCGCCTAAATATCGGGAATCAAAATCATTGAAGCTAGTCTCTGCATCCGTTGCATAAGTCTCAGCTTGAGATGACCAATACTTTGCCGAATACTCAGTACCATTTACCGTACCGCCAGTATATGCAGCCCAATCTTTTGCAGAACCTGTTGTGCCTCTTATTTGAGTACCAATAGCGTACTCTTTAGCAGAGTATTCCGTACCATCGACTGTTGTTGAAGTCTCTGTCGCCCATTCTTCAGCTTCTGTTGCAGAGCCCGCTGAATCGTTTGCTGAACTTAGTGCGTTACCTTCACTCGTAGAAGCTGCAGAAGCAGACGAAGCTGCAGAAGTAGCAGAGCCTAGAATGCTATCGACATACGCTTTGTTGGAAACCTGATCATTTGCGGAGGGATTTGGAACACCGCTAATGGTGTTGTTACCCATAACAAGCGCACCTGACAGAGTTCCGCCAGATAGGTTTAGCTTTAGAGCATCCTGCGTATCTGAATAATTCTTTGTGACAGCGTCTTGGGCGTTAATAGGATCAGCCATCGATGTGATACTGTTCGTATCCATGATGATGTCGCCTGTCATCGTACCACCTGCTAGAGGTAACTTGGTAGAGATGCTAGTTGTGATTGTGGTGCTAAAATCAGCATCGTCATTAATAGCCGCCGCAAGCTCATTTAGAGTATCAAGAGTACTTGGTGCGGTATCGACTAGGTTAGCAATTGCAGTATCAACGTCAGTCTTACGGGCTGCGTCATTTGGATTAACAGGTGCAGAAAGGTTTTGGATAGTAGCCGTAGTCGCACCATCCATATTCAATGTTCCAGAGATGGTTACGTTATTGAACGTGGATGTACCTGCAGAGGTTACGTTGCCCGTCAGATCACCTGTTACGTTACCAGTTATAATCCCCGATGCAGTAAGGTTTGTGAAATTAGAAGTACCAGATGCTGCCGTTACGTTACCTGTAACATCACCTGTAAGGTCACCTGTGAAGCCATTGTTCGCAGTGATGATTGTTCCAGTGACCGCAAGCGGGTTGGAGCCACCAACGATAACACCGTTTAGCGTACCAACTGTACCTGTACCTTGGCCTAGTGTAACTGTGGGTAGCGTTGCCGAGCCTGTCGTCGTTAGGTCTGTAGCAGTGATAGCTGCAGGTGTAGAAGAACCTATAATTGTATTATCAATATTACCTGCGCTGATTGTAGCTGTTGGGATAGTCGCTGTACCAGTAGACAGGGTTAAGTTCCCGCCCATAGTAACGTCACCTGATAGTATAGATGTCGTCGCTACGTTAAGCGTACCATCGATATCCATGTTGCCACCAAGGTATGCATCCTTTAGGCGGTAGGTGGCAGAACCTATTGAAACCGTATTGTCTACCTGTGGTAGAATATTATTATTGGCATCAATGGTAGGTATTTCTAGCCATGAAGCTGCGCCTGTTGCGTTGCTCATGCAAACGTAGCGGCGTCTTGTCGTTGTGTTAATCCACACAGAACCAACCACATAGCCCTGTGTAGTATCGTCGGCTATTGTGGGGTTTGAGGTAGCAGAGGTGTTGTTCTTACCGCCCGTACCGCCATGCACTTCTGGTAGATAACCTGACAAAGATGTTACCAGATTAATCTTTGGCGCATTACCTACCGTGCCGTCGTGAGTATGTCCTGATGTACTAAAGGCCGCTGTAATCCGGTCAAATTCAGCGTTAAGCGGTGGAGCGGTAATCTCCGAACCATTCTGAATATCAGGTAATGATTGTCTTGTATAACCAGCCATAGGTTATCGTCTCCCCGCAATAGAAAATTCAAATACGATGCCTTGAATAGAATAAGGCTCTGATTGACCTACCGTTACTAATGTGGCTCTAGCAGAATATCCTGAGCCTTGAATATCAGAGGTCATAATGGGCTTTGAGCTACCGCCATACAGAATGTTTGTAGCATTATATTCAATGTTGCGTCCTGCATACTGGACGGGGCCACCTTTACTTTCTTGGGAATATGGTGACGGTCTGGCAGTATTATAGTCGCCCCAATCGTAAGACATAGAAAGATAGAACTCTACTGGACCTTCAGCACGAATGAAGGTGTTAGCCTTACGCATAGTCTTGCGAACTTCAGTATCGCCAAAGTCTAAATATGGAGTGGCATACACGGCTAGTACGTCTCGACCCGCAAAGCTTGTACCTATTTCCTGCCGATAAACTTTACCATCGTAGTCACCATGCAGGACATACTCTGTTCGACCGATATAATCTGATGTAGTACAAGAAGCACGGATGCCTGTAAGTTCACCAAACTCCCAATTTATTGATCCCGATTGGTCAGCTAAACCACCAATAATGCCATAACTATCCTGCGGGTTAAATGCATCGTCGCCAACAAAGTACCGCACCTGAGACTTACTACGGATCACAACGCCGTTGATGGTATCCATGTCATAGTTAGAAATCATATCAACAAGGCGCACTTGGATTGCTTTAGATACAGTCTCTAGCTCAACATCACCGATACGGCTTGTCCCGGCCACAGGACGAAAACCATCAGGCGCAAGGAACATGAGATCCCCGCCAATTTCTTGTACGCTATCCCGTGCAATACAACCTACGTTGGATGTAACCTGATCAATTACAAAACCTGCCGTAGTATCAGGTGAGACTTTCTTAATAGCATTTGTTCCGAAGACAAATAGATCGTCACGGAAAGGCTTAAACTGAACGATGTTAAATCCGGGAATGATCTGACCACCGCCAGAAGCCGCCGTAAAGTCATACGGGTCTTGTGGTGCCGAATGACATAAAACTGCACGAGACCCTAAATCTCCACCAAAGAATAAATGGTTCTCAAATACATCTACAAGTGAAGGAGCATCTACGACCTGATTGCCACCGGGACTAGAAGTACCGCCTGTACCTGTACTGCTTAATTGTCGCCAGTTTACACCATCAAAAACTATGGCATTATTAACACCGTCTACAAAACAAATAGTGGAGCCGTTGCCCCAATCAAATTGGGCGTGTCTTAGCTTATCAACTGTACGACCTGCACTGGTATAATTAAGGGTAAGTCCTGTAGTGATTGCCTGCCATCCCACAAGATCAACAAACTTATAAAAACTGTATGTATTCGCACCCAAATCCTTGCGTGCTGCAATTATGTATGGATTGCCAATATGTTCATTCTTATAAATTGCTACAGAAAGAACCTTACCTTCAGCTACGCCTTCACCCACTTCCTGAAAAGAGGTATCAAGGTAATCGTAACCTTGGATGCGACGATACCCGCCATAAAGGCTTGGCTCAAAATTAACTAAACGTGTGGCGGCACCTGATGCAGCCTCTGACAAAAACAGATGGTTTTCGTTAGCGTTCAATCCACCAGAGCAGACAACCTTGTATGACTGAATTTCATCAGGCATTAAAATGAAATCCTTGTGTCAGATACATACTCGTACTTATTGATGTACAAGGTCTGTAAGTCTTTCATCCCACGTTCAAAGAACTGAATGGATGCACCGGCCTGTTCTGTGTTATCTTTGAACATGTACATGTGATAGAGCGCACCCTCTACAATCACAGGATCGAATGTCTCTGGAATGCGAGTGACATCTAAAGGGTTCTGTAGGTCAGTGTAGTTCAAAAAATAATTGAACCGAACTTGGTATGCGGCATCGGGGGATGGTGTAACACCAAAGCCCTGACCATGGCTTCCAAATATGTTCTGAGGAACGTCTCGTCCTGCGTTACCTGCGTTGTTGTCGCTGTCACGGTGCAAACGATACCAATCATCACGATTCATAGCTTTTAGGTGCGTGAAGTTAACACCAAGGCTATCATTTTTGACGATCTGAAAAGAGTTCCAATCAACACTTTTTAGATATGAGGGCCATGAGTATTCTACCTGACCTTGTGCTAGTGTCTGCGTATGTGTTGCGGAATTAAAGGGCCATTCAAACTCAGACTGATTAATTTTAGCGATAGAGTTTCTTACACTATCTTTTACTAGAGCTTGTACACCACGACTTGAAAAGAAATCACTTTCGTTCAGCTCTACCTCATTGATGCGGCGAAGCACCATGTTACATAAATCTAGGTAAGTACTAGGCATGGATGATCCTTAAAGAAGGGTGTTGGGGGCAAGTTGCCCTGCCCCCGCTTAACCATTAGGCCAAGTTGTAGTTTGCAGTGATAAGTCCTTCTGGGCGAAGGATTTTTCTACCGAACAACTGCATGCCACGAACAATGTCTGCGAATGTGTCTGGTGAGCGGAAGCTCTCAGTTTTCGCAATTTGGTCAGCTACTGCTACTGAGGAGTCATGGCCTGCGACCAGAACACCAAAGTTAGTTGCAGAGCCTGCAGAGGCACTTGTACCAGCGCCTGTGCCTTTGTAAGGAAGGTTGTTGGACTGATATACACGGAAGCCACGGATGGTGCCGGGAAGGCGACCATTGCGTACTTCTGAATCGCCACCGAAGTCGGCGTTAACCAGCTTCGCATCTTCGTCCATCAAGATCTCTTTGAACACGGGGTCAACAACGATCCAACGACCGTCTGTGTCCACGTTAGCTGCGTCCATAAGACGAGCCATGCGGTTCAGAACAGCCAAAGGTGATGTCAAAGCACCAGCACCGCCACCTGCAGTTACAGGAATGGAGTTAGCTGCAGTGGAACCACCGAAGGCACCTTGTGTCAGTTTGTTAGCTGCAAGCAATTCATCGTTGCCTGCGGCTGCATCTGCTTTTGTGCCTGCAGCTGCGGTACGAGCCGCCCATGCAGAACCGCTCCATGAGTAACCGGACATGTAGCCCAGAACGTCTTGGTCAAATGCGTCACGCAGTTTGAAACCAGCACGATCCGTAGCCAAATCCATGAACGAAACATGGGAATGGGCTTCTTCAATGTCATCTAAAGCGAACTGAAAATAGTTGCTTTGGTCAATTATCATAGTAAAATCAGCATCTTGCAAGTCTTGTGTCGCAAGCGTAGTGCCACGGGCATAAGAGTTGATTGTGATTTCTGGTTCTTTAATGATCTTAACGCTGTCACCCATGTTAGCGATTTCGCCAGCATAGTCAGTGTTAGTGATGTCTTCTACTACAGAAGAGTTACGGAAAGCCTTTTGGACTTTCTTGGAATAGATAACTGGTGAAAAGTTACCGTTTGGGAGGTTTGTATACCCACCCGCTGATGGAAAAGCCATTGTAATATCTCCTTGTGAAATGGCAGGTCGGACTAGCCGACAGACAAGACAGAAGGGAATTATTAAGTGGCAGTGTTAATGTTATGGGTGCGTACAAGATGTATCAGGCCATGATACAAATCTACGGGCCATACCACACTGGTAGACTAAAATTCTTAATTCTTCTGAGGGTAGTAACAAACTAAGAGGTAGTCTTTAAAAGAGGCTCTGGTTTGTGAGAGATCATCTAAACAATCTCGTAGCTATCTTATGTAATAAGACAGGTAGAAGTTTGCTTGATATAATAATTATAGCACGTTTAGTATTAGTAGTAAATAGCTATTACTATAACCTGCCCCTAGTAGGGACAGTCCTAGCATATAAGTATTGCACAATTTGTCAATAGTTAATGTACTAGGACTGCCGTTAATTACCGTGCGCCGCCGGTCATGTCGTAGGTGAATGCACCTTCAGTTCGCATAGCCTGAAGAATCGCTTCCTCATTGGCTTCATACTCACGGTCAGACATACGAG